CACAGATGAGTCACCGCCACTTGGGGATATGTTTAGACTAAAATCGCTTTCCTCTATCTCACCACTAATCTGGTCAACGATTGGCGTACACATGTCAAACGTGCCGCGATATCGACCTTCCAGTTTCTCCCAAGCATACGGGTCCCACTGACCATCGCGCTTGTTGAGGAATAACTTGGCATCTCTAACAGCCTGCCTCGCGTCAGTGGTTGCGTCTTGCGCTTCCGATATCATCAGCAATACTTTGCTGTGGTCGTTAAAATCTTTATTTACTGACATACGCTATTAAACCTCAATTTTGTTTTCTTGTTTGTGTTAACCGGCTCTGTGAATGTAAGAGCGCCAGCGTCACCATAATCTGGGCTAAACCCGTACTTTGATTTAATCTTTTCTTTTGACCACAATACGCGCCTATCGTTAGAATCTCGCTCAAAAGGGGAGGCGCATAAATCAGCTTGCATCTCGTCATCATCTGGTATTTCAACTGGTAGTGACTCGTCAACCATCCAGTCAGCCATCTCGCCCCACATTTCATTTCGCTTATTTTTGTACTTCTTAGGCTTTAGTGGGGTAGACCCAAAGTAAACAGCTTTGACTCTGGACTTGTAACCAAGCTCGTGCAGCCTATCAACAATGTCAGCACCACCACCAGCATCTATAAACATCATATCAGGCACCTTGCCCGCCTCTACGTCCACCGTATCAAGCACCTCTTTACAGATAGCTACATTCTTGCCTAGCTTGTCGCACTGCTCGCCCTTATATGCTTCCATACCGTACATCTTGCGAGATTGCCGCCTAACTATTGCGAATCTATCGCCGCCCCTTGAAGGGTCAACGCCAACAATTAGAGGGCCACTACCTGAAACCTTTCTCTTACGTGCAGACATGCAAGCATTGGCCTGTATCAACCCGTCACCACCTGAGACTTGAAAAGCCTCGGCTGCATTCATCGGGTATTCCTGCTTAAATGCCTTTGAGCCGTCAACGCCATCGGTTGTTAGCTCTGATATCTTCATTCTACGCCAGAATAGTTGCTCTCTACTTAGTGAGTAATCTTCCAGCAGTTGCATTTCTTCATCTGTGAATTTAACATCCTCTGGTACTACTTTCTTGTACTCGGATTGCCAGAACCACGGGACAAATACAGCCTGAAATTCGCTTAACCCTTTCTCTGCTAGCTTCCATTGCTCATGAAAGAAGTTACCGACACCGTTAGCCGTTGACTCCCATATGACTTCTGTTCCATCTGCGTCTGGCACCGCTTGCATGATGCCTTTGGTGTGTTCACTGGCATTAACCCAGAAACTAACCTCTGAGCCATGAAAGTATTGTATAGTCTGACCTCGACCAACTGCCTTGTTTCCCGCCGTACCAATCTTATATCCCGAGTCAAGCGCGTCAAAATGTATCTCTTTAGCGTTAGCCGCTGATGTTGTGGGCTTAACGAATGAAGGCAAGTTTTCATAGTATCGCTCAGTCATTTCAAACAGTGCGTTAGTCGATTCACCATCATGCGTTAATATGAACGCCTTAGTGCCTTTGTTATGAGTTGTTCGCCATATAAAGCGACCCTCAACGTATGTGGACGCGCCTTGTTGCCTGCCCTTTAAGATTATCGCCCTAACCTTGCCTGTGTCCGCTAGCTGCTGTTCAAGTCGCTTATGGATATACATCTGAGCGTCATTGAGGGTAAGGGGCGCTAACCCCTCTGACTTTGTGCGTATCTTTAGGCAATTGCGAGCATAGAACTCGAAGTCATCCTTTAAACGCTGACGCTTATCAGTCAAGAGAGTCCAGCCATTCCTCGTGGGTTAACTCTACAGTTGTCTGGGTTATCTTCTGGCCTTCTTTCCTGTCAATAACTTTATGAGCTGTGTTTATATCATCATCCTCAAGCGCTGCCACAACAACCCGCCTAGCTTTCATGACTGGATGATTTTTAAGCACCTCTTTTCGCTCGGAAAACTTAGGGTTTTTATTGCAGTAATCGTATAGCGCGTCTTTGCTAATATTGGCAAAGCAGCAAGCCTCTAAGTCAGTGCACCCCCAACTAAACGCATCCTCAAGTTTAGCGATTACCTCTTGAGTCATTACTGTGGGCCTACCTCCGACGTTCTTAGTCATTGACTCGCACCACTGCTACCGTATTTTGAAACACTGGAGGCAGCTCAAGACCTGCGCTGTTAGTTACCTTAAACGAGTGTGTATATTGCCCCTGTGGAACAATAGAATCTGCCATCATCGCCTTGGTGAGTGTCGTCCTAAACACGTTGATAGCCGCACCTGTGTCATCGACATCAGCCTCAACCACGATGTTCCCACCAGTAAGACTGGCAGTTACTAACACCGTTGATTGGTCTGCAGCAAATATACGATAAAGCGCCTCGCTAAAGTTTGAGGCGTCAATGGTTACTGTAGGGTCAGCGCATTCGGTAATGTGAGTCTTGAATGTCTGCCCAGAATTGTTTGATAAATTATTCGAGCAAGCCATATTAAATCACCGTACCTGTTACTGAGCCGCTAGCGTTTACAGCGTAGTCAAAGTCATTATTAACAACGTCGATAGCTGTTGAGCCGTCAGCCGTTAGGTCAATCACTTTGTATATATCATCACTTGTGCTTGTATCGTTAACTATAACCGCTGTGCGTATAGTTGCAGGGTTTGAGCCGTTCTTAACGATTTTCGTTAGGTCGTCATAGTTAAGCGTTGATACCGCACCTATGCGCGTCCAGGTAACAGTAGTTAACACAATCCCAGCTATTGGGAAGTTACCACCGCCAACTTGGGTTACATCACTCAGATTGAATGGTGTTTGCGTGGCGTCAATAGCCGCATAAGTATCTGAGCAAAAGAATATTCTAAATGCATCAGTTGAATTGTTATACGCACCTTTACCCGCTTGTAGTGGGTATTCTTGTGCTAGTTTTGAATCGCCTGCAGCCATTGCTTTTGCCTCTTAACAGTTTGTTTGTATGTCGCCGTCGGCGCATGTTGTTTGTATTGTACCACTAAAATCTAATGCGTTAAATTCGCCGTTGAATATAGCCGTTTCCAGTTGTCCGCTGAACTCTAATATTCCAGATTGTCCGCTATAATTTAAGTCTACTAGCTCACCGTTAAAACATACCGTTGACACAATGCCAAGCGGTTCTGGTGTCAGTAGTATTGAAGGATTGAATACCGCGTATTGGGTGCCTGCAGTGCTTTCTATTATCTCTATTGCGCCAGAGGTTAAATTAATAACAGGGTCAAGAGAGATGTAATTGGAATTAACCAGCGACTCAGCTACAGAAACAATACCAGTTAAGTCGATAACTGGGTTAAGCGAGGTATAATTCGCGTTAACTATTGATTCAGTGATTGATATCGAGCCAGTTAGCGTAACTATTGGGTTTATTGCTGCGTAATTAGCGTTAACCAATGATTCAGTTACAGATATCGAGCCGGTTAGGAGTATTGCAGGGTCTAGTGATGCATAGTTACTATTAACTACTGATTCGGTTATTGATATACCACCCGCAACATCACTAGCTATCCACCATGAACCTGTTGTACTTTGGTTGTCGTATTCTATGGCTATTTGTGATGGGGATTTAGCCCCACTGTCTATATATAAACCATAAACCTTACCGTCAAAATAAGAGTTTGCAGCTCCGTCTGTTTGTAGGTATGAGCCTATTGCAGTGGTATTGGCCAACGAAGATCCAGCCGAACCTGAATATGCTGACGCACTATTTGTAGCACTACCATTGATATAATGGGTTACGCTCCCCGATGAAATAACAGCCGTAAGATGTGCAATGGCCCCAATTGAAATTGATCCGCTGGTAAGTGCTGTGCTGCCGATCCTCGTCTGTAGAGCCGCGCCATCTATACCAAAGTATAATCTTGCATTTGCCGCATAGTCCCCATGGGCAAAAACATTCCTAAATCCAGTTATAGAGTCAGCCCTAACAATTGTTGATAGAGTTAAGGTTGTGTGTGTTCCTATAGCTGCTTGACTTATTCTGTTTGATGTACCATTTAGGTCAGTGTAATTTCCATAGGAATCTGAGCCAACTGTCTCAGTCCCATTAAATGTTCCTGCTGCTATGTTTCCTGATATATCGGATTTTAAGTCTCCACCGTGAAACCCTCTATTCAAACCAACCCAAACAGCATCCCGACCAAACGGGTCAGTAAAAGTTGGCTGTACTGCCCCTGTATTATCTCCCCACACATACAGCGTTGCACCTGTCGATATTGATACGTCCGTAGGCTTAACCCACACAATATCTAAACCGTCAACTATCTCACATGGTAGTTGATTAAGGCCAGCCGCATCAGAGCTAAAACGTAAGTCACCACCGCCTACATCGAGTTTGAGCAACATAGCAGCTGTAAATTCGGTGTTAGGCTTAACTAATAGCGGTACACCTGTTGCTGCACCTGTTATTGTAGGTGCCTCTATGCTACCTAGTAGTGTGAAGCCTACTAATGACATTAGACCTTACTCACACCAAGCGTCAAAGGACTAATCAACCGCAACTCACGAATCAACGAGTTACTAGCTGGTATCATCCCGCTTGAGTATGTGCTTTGCTTATACAACACAGATACACTTGCTACGTCATGCCATTCAGTTAAATCTTCGGCTGTATCACCAAAGCGTTGTTGAATGGTTAGCTTAGTTAACTTGCGAGGCTGTTTATCTATTGCTATGCCCTCTACCTTATGCTGTCCAGTATTAGCTGGTAGAGTAATTGGCTCACCTACGTCTTTGGCTTCATCGAAGTCTAGCTGTGTAGCATCTGCGTGTGGATAACTTGATGTAAGCGCTAATGATAACAAATCCACTTTCTGTGCCTCTGTCATTATCCCTGCTGCAACCATTGTATCTGCGGCTGCCAGATTGCCTTGACCTTCTGCTGT